GTGCCAGTGCCTTTACCAGTCATTGCTGCTTGCGCGGCCTTGAGTTTCATTTCTTCGGCATCTTTCACGCCTGCTTTGGTGGCGTTCAGCTTTGCGGCTTCTGCATCGCGCGCGGCTTTGGTTACTGCTCTCCCTATCTCCGCTTCTTTTCTCGCTGCCTCGTTTACCTGGCGTTTGCGTTCGGCATCTTCTTCGTGCGTTCCCATCTTGCGCCGGATTTCATCGCGGTCGATTGCGGCAGTTTGCAGTTTTTCTTCCGGTCTGCCAAACAGCTTGTCTCCAAGCTTCATCTGGTCTTTGCCCATGATATGGCTCAAACCCGAAAAGGATGCAGCGTTAAGCAATCTGCGGGCTGTCTTTTTCAGTCCTCCCTCGTTTGCGTCATATTCCTCTGTTCCTGTTTTTATGCCAGATTTTTCCATCTTTTTTGAATTTGAAAATATCGCATCCAGCCCCTCTGTAACGGCTGCCAGCTGTTGGATAAAGCCGGAATTAACTGCCCATGATTGAAGAGAAAAACTGATATTTGAAATATGGTCTTTCAGCGCAGAGGCGGCTAAAATCTGATCATCGCCAATAATTGATCCGCGCGCCTGCAATTCATCACCCAGCGCGATATGATCTTTCAAATAATTGTTCAGTTCGGTAAAATTTTTCCCAAAAATTTGAGTTGCGGCAGAATCCCGGAGCAGGGGGTCTTCAATGGCGTTTATTCGTTTTGTGACTTCGTCGAATAATTGTTCAGGGTTTAATGCGCTTATTTGGCCTATGCCCATTCCAAGCATTGCAAAAGCATCTGTTCCTGATCGCAATCCGGCAGCGGCTTCGCTTGCCAATTTTTTTACCCGTGTAAACCCGGAAGTCACAGCTCCGAAACTCGTTCCTGTGCGCTCTGCAGCAAACTGCATCTTCTGGAAATAGGCAAATGACACGCCGATTTTTGGGGCGTTGTCTTCGATCTCATCCATCTTGTCAATCAGCTTTTTGGCCTGATTGACGGTTGCGGCGATGCCAATCCCCATTCCGAACATTCCGGCAATAGAACCAAGTGCGCCTTTGACTTTATCAAATGCGCCAGTAATCCCGTTCCCAAGCCCTTTCGCGTGGCCTAAAACGGAGTTCATGCCTTTTTTGGCATTTTGCCAGTTTGCTCTAATGTTTATCAGCATTTTTCAGTTCTTCCCATTCTTTCAAAATGTCCAGCCTCGCGTCAACCTGCTCTTTTGATGGCTCATATCGTTCAGGAAACTTGATCTGCCACGGATGCAACTGGCCTTTTGCTTCCCGTTCCTTTGCAGATTCCATTTCCTTTTTAAGTATCTCTCTGTTTGCCTTGCGCTCAACCCCAGCAACTCCCTCGCGCTTTGCGTCGGCTGCAATTAAGTGTCCAAGTGCCTCAAACGACATATCCCACAGAACTGCATCCATCGTCATACCGCTTGCCTGTGTTGCAATCATGGCGTTCGTTGCCAGATATTCCGCATCAAACCAAAACGGCTTATTACTTTTTTTGCCAGTTGGGAGCAGGTCAAAGCCCTCGCAAGGCAGGATCAGCACCCATTCTACAATCTTTTCGTAATTTTCGGCAATGTCTTTCCCGAACTTCCTCCAAAATTTCATAGCTGCTATTTCCAGTTTTAAACCGCCTTTCAGACTATCCTGAATCATCGGAAAGCTTTCGCGGTTTCTGGTCAGTATTACAAGCGCCTTTGCAACATCCTGCCCGGTGCATTCCACCGGGTCAAGGAAAAATTTGCTGGTAATCAGTTCAAGCAGCGTAAAATAACAACTGAAAGGTGGCGGCAGGGTAAGCCGGCCAAATGTCGCCGGGAATTTCAGGAATTGAAAAACCTCAGCCTCATAGTCGACTGTTTTTGTCGGGATGTACCATGCCGGAATTTTCAGCATCTAATTTCACCTTATGCCGGGGATGGTAGCGCCGAAACTTTGGTAAGGCTGACTTTCTGATACTCATTGTTTTTTTCCGTCAGGGTGTGTTTGGTCACGATGTCGGTCGTGCCAGATTGCCCATTCAGCGCCTCGTTGGTAATGGTCGTGGCTTCACCGTCAAGGTAAAATTCTTCGCTGACCTCTTTTTTGCCGCCATGCGTGGTCATGCCAACGATTGTTCCCTTGCTGTCCAGTTTTTCGGCAACTTCCACTGAATTATCTTCCGTGTAGCTTTCCGAATTTGTGGCGGTTCCGTTTACAACTCCAAATCCCATTTTATGCCTCCTTTTTTAAACCTTGTACTTTTCGAGTTCTGCGATTTTCTTTTTGTAGCTGCCAATCATCCGATTAGTAGCGTTTGCCAGCCCTATATTTGCCGCGTTCGGGCTGGTTTTCCCGATATAGCGGACGATGTTTTCAACTAAAATTTGATGCATTTCTCCGCTATGGATTTCCTGAACAATCGGCTGCGCTTTTCCGGTGGATGCGCCAGTATCGGAATAGCCCGGCGCTTTGGGCAAGCGGTTCAGTGCTTTCAGCCATCCGGCCTTTGCGGCTCCGGCGTGTGGAATCCTGCTGAATTTGTTTTCCTTGTCATATTTCGCCTTGCCAGTACCCCTGTATGGCTTATAGTCAATCTTGCCTTTGGCCTTGTTCCAGAACTCCCATGCGCGGGTAATTTTTCGGATATTCCGCCCTTTCGGACGTTTTGCGGATTCAAAAGCAAACCCTGAATCATCGTTGATGTAAAGCGGTGTTTCAGGCTGGTACTTCGTAATTGGCCTGTACTTGTATTTATCCGGCAGCTTTGACGGCGTTCCTGCCCGTCCCGGCTCTGTCGCTTTTGCCGCACTCTGGACGGCAAAGATCATGGACTGACGTAAAATGGATGCGCTTGATTTGCCTAAGTCACGCTCAATGATATTGATTACCTGCGCCAGCTTCTCAATCTCCGATGATGGAATTTCTGCGCTTATCATATCGTGATAAACTCCAGTTCGATATGCGCCAGATACTGCCCGGTTTCCCGGTATCTCAAATCTGATCCCATCGGGTTAACCTCAAATCCGTCGCAGTTTATTCCGGCTTTATTCGGCAGTGATTTCAGGTAAAACAATTCTATGATCGCTTCGATCTTGTCATTGTAGGTTTCAAATTCTGCCGGATCGTTGACCTTTGCAATCAGGGTAATACCGACTTTTACACGTCGGCTTACCCGGTTGCGTTCCTCTGCGGCAGAGTAGGCGGTGGGAGTTACGGTCAAGGCGTAATCTGTGCCATCAGCCATCAGTAAAGCGGGTGTGTAGTTCAAAACCGCTTCTGGATAGCCCGACTCCAGCAGCTTTGAAACAACCCCCCTTGCCGTGTCGCTGGTTTTACTCATTATGCCGGCCCCTCGTCTTTTGTGTGGATGCGGATGCTTACGCCGTGATTGTCCGCATTACGCCAGCACGGGTCGCCGTTTTTGCTGGACAGCCGGTGTCTGTGCCCGTTCCAGATGATCGTATCGCCAATTTTTGGAGTCACCAGGCTGGCGGCGATGACAAAATCAACGGAGCGTGTTTCTGTCACGCCGTCGCCCAGATCATCCAGCTCATTGGCAGTTGAAAAACCCACCCGTGCAGACATGGAAGTAGCGCCATCCTGTCCGAAATACTCGATGGTATCGGACATATAATATGTGCGCCAGTCGCGTAGCGCTTCCATGCCTGAACGGATGATATTCATTACTCCAGAACTCCCGCGTTGGTACAGGCAGACACGACAGCTGCAATATCAGTCTTCGCAGCGTTCAGCGCGGTTTTGGTCGTGCCGAAATCGGTCACGGCTTTAACCACCTCCGCCCGGATAGCGGTAACATCAGTCACCAGCTTGACAACTTCGGCGCGGACAGCGGTAACGTCAGCAATCGCCTTGACCAGTTCCGCCTCGACCGCTTTAATCGCGGTATTATTGGCTTCGATGGCCAGTTTGATGATCGCAGCCTGGCCGGTATAATCGTTGCCGGTGATCGTGTCGGTAGTCGGATCGACGACCGTCGGATCGGCGGCGGTCACAGCAGCGGGGTTCGCAGCGGTAATCGCAGCAGGGTTCGCAGCAGTGAAAGCTGAAACAGCAGATTGTGTCGCGGTAGGAGCGCTTGCCGGAACAATCGCAATAAACTCTCCGATGTTGGAAGCGTTCAGTGCAACCCGGCAAAGATTCCCGGCGGCGGCGGCAACAGCCCGCCCAATGTAACAATCATCGGCAGGTGTCGCGGAAACTTTGGAAGTCTCAGAATTCCAGAACACCAGAGCACCAGCGGCAATAACGCCATCGGAAACAAACTCAAAAATTCCCTGCACAGCCAAAGCTCCTTGCACCCCTGCGGCAATCGCAGAAGTCGCAACTCCAAAAAAATCATCCTCAATCGCAACCACGTCACCCTGCGACAGTGCAGAGACCGGCGTATGGTCTAAATACACGCCCTCTTGAATGAAAGTAGCCATAGTTTTTATCTCCTTTTTTTGAAATTGCCCCGGTTTTTACGCCGGGGTGTTATTGGTTAAAAATCCCGTTTAAACGTCCTGCTTGAAACCGCCCTTCGGGTCTTGTTTTGCCACGCCCCAATCCATATACGCCCGGTACAGGATTCCCAGTGTGTTGAACTCAGCGGCAGAGGATTCGACGAAAGGCTCCTGCCGACCGTTCAGGAACACGGCCTGGATAACGGCGCAGTCCATCGGATCAGCCAGCAAGTAATAATCTGTGGCGCTGTATCCACTGATTGTTACGTCGGAAAGGTACGGAGTGGCAACAGGTTTGAATTGACCGGCAAGCGGATTGCTGACAGGAGAAACTGCCTTTGCATTGGTCGCTCCAAGCGCGGTAACGCCAAGAACAGAGTCGTTGTAAAGCTGATTCGCAAGGTTTTTCAGCCCGATTGGAGTGAGCAGGATCGCTGGTTTGATACCGGTGACTTCCCCGTCCGCGGCGGTGATCGCATAGAATCCAGATTCAGCCTGTTCCAAGCCGGCAAGGCTCAAGGCGATGGCACTGGTTTGCACGTTTTTGTTGCCGGAAGCAAAGAACGTCGAGTTGTCCAGGAACGCAGTCCAGAATACGCGGTTGAAGCTGTTGGCAGCCGCGCGGCCAAACATGAAAGGAACGTCATTCAGCGCGCCAAGATCATCATTGATGATGTCCTGCCTGGTAAGCCCAAGCATCTTGCCATAGGTCTTAGCCTGGTTGCTGAAACTTTCGTCGGACAAAGCGGCGTGTTTCAGTTCGCCGCCGCTACCGACTACCTCAAAACCACCGGTCATATTCAGGCGGTAGCTGTTGATCGCTTTGAAGTCGGAGACACTGGCGATCGATGCAATCTCGCGCCATGACTGATCGGCATAGCGGAAGCCCTGCAGCAGGCGTTTGTTGTAAACATTGGCCAGAATGCCGGAAAGAGACACGTTGCTGAATCCTGCACGAACACCATGACTGGCGGCCTCGTACCAGTTTCCGGAATCAATCATCGAATCAGTAAACCCGTTCGCATGAGCACATTCAAGAACCAGCCGTTTCGGACCCATCCCGGAACGGTACTGCTTTTGCGCGGCCTCGACAGCAGGAGCGCCAATATCCTTGACAACATTATCGACATTCACTCCGGCAGAAATCAGCGCGGCGGCATGGATCATTTCACCACGTCCGGCATAATTGCCCTGAACATAAACATTAGGAACAGCAGGCTTGTTTTCGCGGAGGGCTTTAATCAGGGCGGTTTTGGATTCCTCAACCGTCCAGTTTTTTGTAATCGCCTCCAGCTTCAATTCCGGCAGTTCCTTGCCAAAGACATTGTCAATGGCATCGATGCGCCCTTTCTGTTCCGCGTCACGCTTTGCAATCGCTGCCTGAACGGCTTTGGCGACTGCGTCATCAGGCAAACTGGCCTGCACTTTTTCCGGCTCGGTAGCCGGAGTTTCGATCTTCTGGTTTTCCATCGTTTTTCCTCCTTGTTGGTTTGTAAATCCCGCCGCGATTCGGATATGAGTTTCAGAGTCAGCGCCCAGAGCGACCACGGACACTTCGCGGAGTTTCGCGCCCCTGACTATTGCCATCGGGCCGGTAAATTCCCGCCCGTTCAACACTGCCGTTTCGCCGGCTTTGATCTGATCAACCTCACTGACCGGATCGCTGCCGATACTTGCCTGCCAATGGTATTTTTTACCCTCGGCAATAATTCCGGACCCAAGCGGTTTTTCAGTGTCGATCTCCCCGGAAAAAGTGATTTTCTTTCCGTCGTTCTGGCAGGAAACAACACCAAGCCGATACTCAGGTGAATACTGGTGATTGAACATCAGCGGTATCTGGTCAGCCATTTTCAGAGTGGCAAGATCAATGACAATTGGATTGCCCGACCAGGTCTGCCCGATTGCACCGCCAGAATAGGCAATTCCGTCTATTTTTGTAGATTTGAACTCTGTATTCTCTGCGGCAAGGATTAGCCGATTGCCGCCCTCCGTATGTGGATTATTCGGCATTATTGCCTCCTTGCTCTTGTGGTTCGTCTGGTTCGTTGTAAAGAATCCTTGCTTCTCCCTTTTCCGGCAGTCCAATTTGTTTTCTCTGCTGTATTTCGCGCAGCTCCTCTCGCAGCCTCTGATCTTGTATCTGTTCCCAGTCATAGCCCTGCCGCGCGCATTCAATCGCCAGCGTGGTTGTTCCGTTCAGCAGGCGCTGCATTTCAGCATTAGCTTCTTTCACCGGGTCAACATGCGCCCTGCCATCCCAAAACCAGATATAATCCAGCGGTTCAATCCGCTTGTAGCTTGACTGCGGCCAGAACTCGCCAAGCCAACTTTGCATGATCCGGGAAAGCACGGTATTTGATATTCTCATGCGCTCGACATTGAGGTACTTGTCGTAAGCCTGGTAGTCCATCCTCCCGGATGCGTAGTTATAGCTGGATGAATCACCAAGTGCCACGTTCTTCGGCAGGTTCAGACATCGCGCCAGCTCCGTTTTTACTTGCAATGCAAACTCCCGCTGGCTGTCCGTCGGGTTGGTCATCGCGTGACTTTGCAGGCTGTAGCCCTTTGGCAAAGCGGCAAAGGCATCACGCGGCAATGAGAACGGTGTAAACTCATCCAGCTCATTTTCCTCGTTTCCGTCACCAGTGTCGCCTGTATGGATTACGCCGGAAATATTGGCGGATGTTTCCATCTTCTTGACCATCGCCAGAGTATATCTGCGGAGCATGGCAAGCAAGGGAAGTGCGGCGGTGATCTCCGGCACTCCACGGTGTTGACCAGGACGTTCCGGCAAATACAAATGGATGATATTTTCAGCGGCAATCCTAATTCCCTTGCCGGTCACATTGCCGCTGCCAGGATGCGGAATTACGTTGTAGCTGACAGGATTGCCGAATATGTCATAGCGGATTCCGTCCACCTCGTTGCCGGCAAATATTTCGCTGCGGTAGCTGGCGGATATGCAGTCTGCCTCCACAAGCTGCAAGTCCAGCTTGATTTTACCCGGCAGGTTGCCATTGCTAATCAGAACCGCAAACGCTTCCCCGTCGCGACTTTGAGCCATGCGTAGGGTATGCAACTTTTCAGCCAGGTTGATTCTTTTTGCCCATTCGATGAACTCCGCTTCAATGGCATTATTCAGTTTTTCCTTTGGCGTCAACACCTGTAAGCGCGGACCTGTCCCGATGATGTCAAACGCTTTTGTCTGGATCATCCCCTGCAGCCAGGGATTGTTCGCTGATTCATAGCGCGCCCGGCTTCGGAGCGTTGATCTCGTTGCCGGATCAGCTTCCCGGTCTGCGTCCCATATTGTGGACATAGACCAATGCGCGGCATTCTCAGCCGTCGTTTGCGCTGCATCATATCGCGCCAGGACTGTACGTGCCCTGTCCTGCTTTATCTCATTGCCATATTGATTTAGGATCATACGGCAGAGTTCCCCGTTGGTTTCAT